CTAATGCCGCTTGGCGTGAAGTGCCGCAGATTAGGCAGGTCCATATCGTTTGCGGAGTTGCTCTAAGGTTAACTCTGATCCATCATCGCGTACTAGCTTGGCGATGGCATCGCGTGGGCCGTATTTCTTGGCAAGCCGGTTGAAGTATGCAACCTTGCCAGGGCCAAGCGCATCAGCTTGTACGCTGCGTGGCTGCTTGGATAGCCACTCGCCGTAGCTCTGGTCAATCGGTACCTGACCGTCCTTGCTTGCGCGGGTTGCAGTGGTGGATGGCGGCAGGATGTCTGGGTCGATGATTGGCACAGTCGTGCTGCGGCAGTTGAAGTGCTGCGGCGGCATCGGACCTTTGCCGTATTCAAACTCCTTGCCGTCAAGCGCTCGGCAGATCGCGCTAGTGCGGGTGTCGAGGGTAGCAACGTACCTGTAGCGTGGCGTGATGTCTTGGTTGGCCTCGTAGACCTGCTGGCTGGCGGCATTGGCCACTTGGTTAATGCTGGTGCGTATCAGGGCGATAACTTGATTGTCTGCTACTGCTGTTGCCTGCCCGCCTGCAGCGATGAGCTGTCTAACGGTCTTGGCTTCCTCGCCAAATTGCAGGCTGCCGATCAGTCGCTTGGCAATAGCAGGCGTTGGCTCGCCAGTCAGCAGTCCCTGCCGTACCACCTGGCTGAACCGCTCGGCCTGATCGACGGCGATGCCCCGGAACGCCTTGGTGACTACCTCGCCATTTGGCAACGTGATCGTGGCACCCTGCGCAGCGGTCAGATTGAACGTGGCCGGGGCGCCTTGTACTGCGGCGAATAGGTCATCACTCAGCGCCACTACGTTGAGCTGTGTCGGGTCGGTGGTGACAACCGACTGCGCAAACTGCGGGCTGATCTCCACGGTGTTGACCGCATCCCGTGCGCCAGCAGGTAACGCCTTGCGGAGCTGATCGGCTACGAACTCGGACTGCAGCTGCGCGATGCCCTGCAGCTCAGCCGCCGTGATCTCCGTTGCATCGCCCGCCCAGGTGCCGAGGCTGTCCTTTAACTGCGCAAGGATGGCCCGCAACCTGGCGGCCTTTACAGGTGCAGCAAGCTCATCGATGGTCCGCAGTTGATTAACCGCATCAATGATGATGTCGTTGTAGGCGTTGATAATGCGCCGCGCAACGCTATTGCTGTACCTGTTCAGGTCGATGGCGTTACGGTATAGCGCTTCTGGTGTGCTCACTGTCCATCAGACGGTAGATCAAGCCCCGCATTGGATGTAGCATCCAGCTCTTCATCTACGTCAAAGTTATCGCCTAGCACATCGCCTTCAGCCAACTCGCGCAGCAGGGTTTCCTGGCTGATGGTGCCAGCGGTGTAGAGCGATAGCAGCGCAGTAATGTCCTGCGGCTCAAGGCGTGCGCCGAGGAAGTCGCGGTTGACATAGCTGCTACCGGCAGCAGTCGCATTGCCGAGGTACTGCGCGTGAAACTGCAGGCAGTTATCGATCATGTCCTGCATATTCTGCGCTATCACCATCATGGTGCTATCGCCCTGACTGCGATCGATGCGCTTTGCCTCAGCTGTCTCGGCGCTCAGCTTCTGACCTAGCACTGCGGACAGTCCTAGCTCATTGATCTGCAGCGCAAGCTGCTCAAGCCTGCGGAATTGCGCATCAAAGCTGCGACCGGCTGGCTCGATGTACTCAGCGCGGCCTTCAGCTGGAAATGCGATCGCTTCGCCGGGTCCAGCTGATACCTCTTCGGCTGCTGACGGGAACCCGTAAAACGCCAGCATCGGTACCGCCGAGATGTGCAGCTGGTTATCAAGATCCGACTGCACCTGATAGGTCTTGAGGTTCAACTCTGCAATGTCCTCCAGTGGCGGACGGGATTCCATGAAGTCATGGCGCTGCGCATAGGCAATGGTGAACGGGATCTGATTGAGGCTCGTGCGGCCTTCGTCGACGACGGTGAACTCACCACTATCGGCCTTGCGGTGGATGCGGTACTCGCCAGGCGTCAGTACACGAACCTGCTCGACGGACTTCTCGCCAAACTCACCATCTGGCACCGTGACCACTTCCGCCAGCCGCAGCTGGGTCAGCACCTGCTTGCCTTCTTGCGTCTCGGTGCGCCAGCCAAGGATCTGCCGGGGTGTGTATGCCACCCAGTAGGGTCTGCCGCCATCAGACGGGGCATCTACCAACGTACCAATGTGGCCATAGCGGACCATCTTACGGGCGGCTTCATACGTCCACACGTTGAGGTCATTGCCTTGCAGGTCTACGTCAAATAGCTGTTCACGGATGATGTCAGCGGTGTCGTCCAACCGGACGGGCTTGCGGGTGAGCATGCCCGCCAGCATGCGCTCAAGGCGGATGTAGTACGGCGGACAAACGCTACGGGATAGGCGGTTGTCGTAGGACTCGTCCAACTCGCGTGGCTCCTGCGGCAGGTATCGGCGATGCTTTTTACGCATGCCATAGGTGCCCTGCAGCAGATCTTCAATCAGCAGCCAATGCGGCTCCTGCGCATACCAATTCGTATTCGGGTCGTTGACCTTTGCTACGGTGCGCTGCGCTAGCGGCCGGTCATAAAAGTTGTAACCGCTATACACGAGCGCTAGCCGCTGAGAATGCCATCAGTTTACGGCTTCAGTCATTGATGGGCTGTCTAGTAGAGCCTGATGCCAGTCCTGCGGCCAGCACCGGCGTGCAACGGGTTAAACTCACGCCACACCAGGTAGCCGAGCGCGTCGTTCATGTGGTCAAAGCCGGCGTCCTTGTCCGGTTCCCCCTTGTCGCTGTAGCTCTGCAGCTCTAGACACTCGATCAGCCGCTTGCAAGTTTCTGACACTTGCAGCCTGACCTGCCCTTTGCCATTTTCTAGCAACGCCTGCACCGCTGCCACCCGATCACGGACAGCAGGGTTGCTACGTGGTGATTGGTTGGACATGCCATAGGACTCAAGGATCTGGATGTCGGTCTGCGCTGCATTGGTGCTGCGGTTGCCGCCACTGGCATCTGGGTAGACGTAAATCTGTTGTTGCGGATGCCGCCTGCGGATCTCTTGCGCCAGGGCGTCGGTGTCATGCGCTCCGGCGATCTCATCGATCACGACCAAGCCATTACCAACCCGGACAGCAATGATGGCAGACATGTTGCCGATGTTGAAGTCCACGCCGACACGAATGGGTTCTGATGCAGTATTTGGCGGCTCGGCAATGCAGTGTTTGCTGCGGTCAAAACGGTCGTAGACCTGCCCTGTCGTCAGGTTGACGAACTCACCATCGAGGTACGCACGCAGCAGGCTCGGGTCGTAGTTGGCCTCCAGCCGCTCGATGAAGTCCGGCGGCAGGTGCGGGTTATCTGCCGTGCGCATTTTGATTAGCTGCCGGTCTGGCCGCTGTTTGGCATCATCGCTGCCGAATGTGTTCCACATCCACCGGAACCCTTCTGGCGTCGATGCCGCGCCAAACTGCCGCACATTGCCCGAGCGCAAGCGACCGAGGATCTTAGGGAATGCCTTATTGGCAATGCTTGGCGTTACGGTGTCGATCTCATCAGCCAGCACCCAGGCAAGGTTCAAGCCGATGATGCGCGACCAGTTTTCAAAGCTGCGACACAGGATCTTCGTGTCCCCGCCTGGCAGGTGCAGCATGTACTCCGGCAGCGGTGACGCGCGAAATGTGTACGGGATGTCGTACGCCTCCAGAAACGCCTCAAAGTCCGTCTGCCAGATGTCCCGGATCAGCGGTCCGGTCGGCTCCATCACGCAACCAATGAAGCCCTGATTGACTGCCGCCAGCATCACGGCCTTAGCGCATAGCGCACGGGTCTTGCCAGCGCCATAGCCCGCACTGATGCCAAGGATCTGCGTTGCGGTGTCATCTACAAACGCAAGCTGCCCAGGGTGGAGGTCGCTGCGGATGCGGGTCAGCAGGTCAGCGGTGTCCTCGGGCGTCTGCTGCTGCATGAATGACAGCAGCGGCACTGGTTCGCAAATGCCGCTGACAATGCTCACGACATCTCAAACCGCAATAGCCGAGCTTGCTTCTCTACGGCAGTCATGGCTAGACCGACTTGGTTGTTCTCGCGTGCAATTCGTTCGTAATCTTGCAGCCGCGCCAAGGCGGCCTCTAGCCATTGAGGCCGCTCCAGCTCGGCGTCAAGCGCTATTAACTTACGCGCTTCAGCCAAATAATCACGCACTTGACGTTCGCTTACTCCCCACTTTTCGGAACCGTACTGAACAATTTGGTTATGATTCCATGCGCGCAAAAGCAAACCATAAACCTCATTAACCCGGTTTTGGATCTCGTCTTTGGTGCTTTTGCGCGCCATTGTATTACTCCCGGATTTGGACTGGCATCACCAGATAAGTCTGGCCGATGACGACAGGCGAGGTAGATGTGTTGGCCTGAATGGTGATCATAGTGTCAGTGTATCCCTTCAGTCCATCCATAAGGTAATGGACGTTGACGGCCAGCTGCGGCAGCTTGCCATCACATGCGACCGATTCAGCGCCGCTGCTGGTTTCGGATTCGGCGGTCACTTCAATGGCGCCAGCCTTGACGGTCAGTCGCACGATGTCATTAGGCGAGACGCACGCGATCCGCTCTAGCGCTGCGAGCAGCGCCTCACGGTTGCAGGTGGCCAGGGTCTTGAAGGTGGCAGGGATCAGCTGCTGCACTGATGGGTAGGCGCCATCCAAGGTGCGCGTGATCATGCGCGTGGCTGTGTCCAGTTGGATTGCGACGTGGCCGCCGTCCACCGCAAAGGACGCAGGGCCCCGCACCTGAGCCATAGCCCGAGCAGGGATTACTACATCCATGTCCGGCGCATTGCAGGTCAGCGTGCGCGATGCGAGCCGGTGGCCATCGGTGGCTTCAATGCGCAGCTCCTTGCCATCGGAGATCAGGTGAATGCCCGTGAGCACCTGCTTCGACTCATCAGTGCTGGCTGCCACCAGCACAGCAGCCAGAGGCGCTGCCAGGTCGATCGCAGCGCCATCAGCAGCCGCCACTGCAGGCAGGCCGGGGAAATCATCCGCAGAGGCCGCTGAGAGGCTGTAGGAGCCCCCTGCGGTGGCCAGTGCGACGCGATCACCGTCAAGGGTCAAGGAGACCACGCTGGCGGCGTCTAGCCGGCCTGTGATGTCCGCCAGCAGGCGATGCGGCACGACACAGGCGCCGGCAGTGTCAACCATGGCGTCGATGCTGGTCTGTATGCCGATGCTCAGGTCATAGGCGGTGAGCTGCAGCTTCCCGCCATCAGCGCGGAGCAGGACGCCCGAGAGGATCGGATGAGTTTTGCCATTGCCGACGGCACGCGCCACAGCACGTAGCGCGCGGCTCAGGTCGGATTGGGTGCAGGTGATTTTCATTGAGCAGCAGCTTCAGAAAGGGAACAAAGGATGCCGTCGCAGTCGGCTTGGAACGATGCCACCAGCTCCAGTGGGATGGGGTGGTCATCATCCTGCGCGTTGTCGCGGATGGCATCGGCATAGGCGCGTGCCAGAACCAGGGTGTCGTGCAGCCGGTTGATCACCGGCGATTGCTTGGCGGGAATGTCAATGGTGTCCATGGGTCAGCCTTGTGGCCAGCGCAACCCTACTCCGCCGTGATCCATCCTGCAACAGGACCTAACAGACCTAACGCATTCCTAACAGGCTCTGTTAGGCGAAAACCCCTTGCCACCACTGGGTTCTCTCCCTTACCTAACAGACCTAACAGAAAAAGGTATAGATACATATGAGAGAAGACCTTACCCACTAGGTAGGGGGTACTACTCCTCTCTATAAGGGGGTCTTCCGAAAATCCGTTAGGACCGTTAGGTTTGTTAGGAATGAGTGGTGGACTGGGTTTTGGGCCTAACCAGCGCCTAACAGACCTAACAGCTCGATGCTCATTTGCACGGCACGGCTGGTTCCGCCGCCACCTTTGAACCAAACAGCACCGGTCTTCACAGCACCTGGCAGACGCGCCAGCACGATCGGCCAGCAGTTGCTCCATGCCGTATCCGCGAGCATGTGAGCGATGGCGTTGGCCGTGTTGCTGACAATCACGGAGCCGTCTTCAGCCTTGATGCCATGGCGTCCGAGTACGTTCTGCGCCTCGGTGGGCGTGACATGCGGATCACTGCCGCGGTGCAGGGCCAGCTCCACCAGCTCTGCGATGGTGCGCGTGACGGTGCGGTCACCTTCGACGCGAAGCTGATGCTGCAGGATCGTCTGCAGACAGCGGCGCTCGTCTGGCACCTCAACGGCTTGGCTGTAGGCCGTCCAGTCGTTCTGCTCGATCAATGCCCATGCCTGCTCGCGGGTGACCACCTGACGCGACTGCAGCGCCCATGCACCGGCCAGGAGGGTGCCGTATTGATCGCCAAGGCGCTGCGAGTCGAATGCCTCGGCCGCGGCCTTGACGAAGACCTTGACGGACTGGCGGATGGTGGGGATCAGCGCGATGGTGCGCGCGATCAGGCGCTGGCCAACCTGCTCCGAGATGAAGCGATCCAGATCGCGATCCAATGCCTCCCAGTGTGCGATGCGCTCAGCCTTGGGTAGCTCGGCTGGGTTGCGGAGCGTGAGCTGCGCAAAGCGGGATTTGTCCGCACCTTGCTTTAGAGCAGTGGCGATGCTGCTCATCAGAAACATGG